GTCGAAGATTGCACCGAACTGCTCGGCGCTGTACTTCCGGTCACCGTTGATGGAGTTAAAAAAGCCTGAAGTTACTGCCATTTTGACTCCTAAGACTGCGAACTGTCTTGTTTGAATGTTGGATAGAACTTTACCTCGGAGTTATCCTGTGATTGGATGAACTCGATGAGGCGAGTGGGTACGTTGAAGCCGTTGGCATCCTGAATCTGCACGAGATCACCGATGTTGTAGTCCTTACCGTACACATACATGGTGTGTTCGGAAGTCTCCCCATCGAATTCGATCAGATGTTGGTTCTCGGACTTGTTGAGCTTCGACGTGCCTTCTTCTCGGAGGTTTGCGCGTACGGTCGCCTCCGGGATGGTGTTGTTGTCTTCGTCCTTATCGCGCACAGATGATGCGTTGATGAAGACTTCACGACGGTTCCAGCCTGACGTAGCACCGCTCGATACGGTTTCGTACTTTCGATCCGCTCCCTCACCAGGACCGCCCACTAGAGCGACGGTCTTGAGCTTCGAGATGTCCGAAGCGTACCTTCCGGAGATCAGATTGTCGAACTTAGGAGAGAAGACCACGAACGGGTTTGTGTTCTGGTTGTAGGATCGGTCGACCCCTTCATCCAGACGAATACGAATTCGACCAGGACCATCGTACAGGAATGCGATGCCCACATGGTGTTTGGAAATCAGTTCGGTGACCGCGGTATAAAGGTTGTCGCCCGTGTATTGGACATCGACCCAGGTTTTAGCCATCTTACCGGTATTGTTAGATTCCCACACAAGCCAACTCATAGCCCTATTTGGATCCGTTGGACTAATCATGTTTTCATGAATTAGAACTCTAACAGCTTCATGCAGGCTCGTAGGCAGTCTACGCATTCCCCAGACAATTCGACGCGACATGAGGTATTCCAGACTACGTCCGGAAATGGTCATAACAGAACCATCGTCAGCATTCGAGTCGATGACAATCTTCTCGATCATCATGATTCGATTGGACATGGAGTTCCAAACGTAACGTCCGATGTGAATTTCGAATTGGTTCTGTGGTGTCAGCGGCAATACGATCTTGAAGTCCCCAGCCTCGAAGAACCTATCTGTCCAGATGGCACTCTTGAATACATCTAGAATATGCACCTGATTGAAGTTTTCGTCTAGTACGCGGAATTCCATATCAGATGCTTTCGTAGAGGTTTTCGAACGAGATGATCGCTGAGACGTTGTCGATGCCGGTATCGGCTCGGACAGTGATCAAGTTGTCTCCAGGAGTCAGGAAAATCCAGTCGGAATCCTTGTCAAGGGCGCTCAGTGCGTTATACACCTTACCGTCACGGTAGGCTCGAACGTACTTGTCGCCAACACCTGAGGAAATGCTGAGACGATCGCCTGCACGGATCGTCGAGCCGAGAAGGCGTGAGATCTCGTTGGTGTCGATGTTGATCCTTGTCTGGGTCGTGGTGTTATAGAGCTTAACACCAGTAGCCGGTCCAAGGAACTGGATATCAACAACCGTAGACGCATCAGCATCGCCTTCGTAGACGACGATCGTTTCACCGGTAGAGGACATCTCTCCGAAAATAAGTGTCGGTGAGTCTGCATTCGGGTCCTGGAACTCGAACTCGAATGATGGAGTGGATGTCGTGAAGCGAACTGAGTTCTTACCCTTGACAGGGTCCCTCAGTCGGAAGAACGGGTTTGGACACACGATCGTAATGTCGGCGCCCTCGTTCTTGCTGAAGATATCGATCTCGTTCTTCTCGACATGACCTGTGATGTAGGTATGCCGATAGTCTGTAATGAAGTCAAGCGTAATGGGGTGCTTGACACGGAAATAGCGAAGCAGACGATGTCGAACTGCTTCAATGTCGGAGCCTAGGAACTTAAGATTCAGCTCGATGTCTCGAGACTTGATTCTCGACGAATTGAAGAGGGCTCCGTCTGATGTGGCAAAGTTGACTGTGTTGATCGTACTGTCGGCCGGCCCCAAGCCGGAAGCACCCGTTACTGCGATGCCTCCGGCCCAGGGATTGGCCAGGTCCAGCTCAACCGAGTCACCTTTGTCGTTTGTCGCGACAATGGTGTAGATCATACTCTTGCAATCCTAGAGATTGAAGACTTTGTCTGTCGGTAGATTTCCACCTCATTCAAAGCCTTCGGCGAGTTGTTGTATTGGTTGAACACGACAGTCTTTTGACTGCCATTTTGACTACTCTGCTCGGAAGTTCGAGCACCGATCCCCGACGCAGCGTTCTGAACGCCACGGAAGGACTCGTTACCGAACATAGAGCGGAGATCGTCAGCTCCGGCCTTTGCCTCGGAGAGGTCTAGGACCGGGGTGATGACCGGGTTGATGTCATCAGAGATCTCATCCATGTCGATGGAAGAGACGATGTCACGGAACGCCTCGTCAAACTCCTCGGCCGTGCGAGTAACCGCATCCACAGCCTTGACCGCGGTGTCGGTCCATCCAATCTCAAGACCCTTAGCAGCCCAGTAACCGGTGCGCATGAAAGCCTTAGAAGGAGAGTGAACTTGGAGTTCCGCATTGGCGGCTGCGAGCATTGCTGCGGCTGTCGAACGAGCCATTTCAACCAAGGCTCCGCGCTGGTTTGTGAAACCAATGCGAAGACCCTCGGCCATCCAGTAACCCGTCTGCATTGCAGAGGAGTAAACCGAATTGCTGAGGTTAGAGAGTCCGTTAGACAGCGCGCTCATCATGTCAGACACCAGATTGTTGATGGCCGATCGGACCATACTCGTAATACGAGTGAGTGCCAGCGAAATATGCCCTGCAAGCGAGAGCATACCTGCATAGACCATCGGCTGACCCAGCGCCATTCGGCTGACAAATGTTGTGAACAGCGTCATGACCAACATGGTTATGGAAATAACCATCTGCGGCGTTGCGGCCTGGAGACCTGTGGTGATGTTCTGAACCACGGTGGTACCGAGGGTCTGGAACATTACACAGGACGCCAGAATCAACGGGATACACGATGAAATAGCAGTAGTGATGCTGTTGAACGCCGTGGATACCGTAGTTCCCAACGCTGTTGCAACCGTTGTGAATGTGGCAGCAGATGTCGAGAAGCTGGTAATGGTCGGATTCATGCGCCCCAAAGCGGCATTAAGCTGGTCGATCCCAGAAGAGAACGCCATACCAAGGAGGGGTGCCACCGCCATTGCAGCTAGACCACCGATTGCAAATGCTAGCAGCCCAACGCCGGCCAAAGCCAAACCGGTACCAAACAACATCATGCCGGGAGCAGCCACCGTAGCAGCGCCACCGATCGCTGTAATCGCACCTGCCAACTTCGCAGTTGCAACGACACCGATCTGATCCGCCTGGTTGATTGCTTGGATGAATGGCTTGATCGCAGCGGTCATGATACGCATACCAATTCCGCCAAGCATCAAGCCCATACCCATCATAAGCAATCCAGCTCCGAGAGCGAGAGCTGCCGGAGCCGCCATAAGGCCTGCGATAGCGAACGCTATAAGTCCAGCAGTCATCTTCACGATGGTCGAACCACTAACTGCACCCGCAGCGATCAACGCCGTGACAAGCATACCCATGCCGATACCAAGCATCAGTACGCCAACGCCAGCCAGAAGACATGCCGCACCGATGGCTAGGATCGCTATCGCTAGAATCGCCAGACCTGGAGCCACCATCTGTGCAAGGAATCCTGCAAGGAGGAGGACGCCAAGAGCGACCGCGAGCGCCACAATAGCGATGGCCAACCCTTCAAGACCGATTCCGGCAAGAATGGACAGACCGAATGCTAGTGCGACTACTGCCACTGACAATATGAGCATAGCAGCAGCTCCACCGACACTACCCTGAGCGAGCATTGAAATCAATGCGAGTCCAAGCATCGTCCCGAGAAGAGCTGCAACCGCTACTGCAATGGCTTCCCACGGGTACTCAGCGAGCATTGCAATGGACGAAGCGATGATATACATCGTTGCCGCCAAAGCAATCCACATGATAGCTTGCGCTACGAGTTCCGAAGGTTCCGTCAAGTTGGCCATCAGCATCACAATTGCCGCAAGGACGCCTAGAATAAGCGCAGTTGCGACACCACCCTGTATCAGAGAAGACTGATCCAAGGCTCCGAGTTGCATGATGGCCTCGCCGATGACCTTGACCGAATATGCGATTGCCAGGAACACGCCACTTGCAAATGCCATGGTTAGGTCACCGGCCGACTGTGTCAGCTTAGCCATAACCATCATCGCAGCCATGATAAGCATGGTAGCAATGGTGCCATTTTGAAGTTGGCTCTGCTCTAGGCTACCCAATTCCGCAACAGTCTTTCCGATAAGATAGACTGATCCGGCGATAGCCACGAACATCAGCGCCTTACCAAATCCACCCTTGATCTTGGCGAACCTACCGAATAGAGTAAGTGCGCCAATAATCACGGCGGTGGCTACGGTACCCTTGATAAGGGCATTGGTTTCCAGGGCTCCGAGCTTAGCGACTGCCTTACCAAGGATATACACGGCCAACGCCACGCCAACCATTTGGAATAGCGAGCCTATCTTGGCGCCTTTACCCTTTCCGACGAGACGGGTCATTGCGGTCATGGCTCCGATAAGAGCCACCACAACCATAGTACCAGAAGCCATCTGGGTAGGCGATAGCTCCGCGATGGAAGCGACTGCCTTAGCAAGAATCTTGACCGCAATCGCCATACCAAGCATTAGCATGACATTCTTAGTTGCCTTCTTACCAGCGCCGTTCATAGCTCTGGTCATACCAACCATGGCACCTAGAAGCGCGATAACGGCGACGCTAGCAGCCGCAAGGGAACCAGTATCGACTCCTGCGAGGGACTTTGCCGCGAGCGACATGACAAATACCGCACCCGCCATGATGAGCATAGAGCCTGCCAGCATCATGACCTTCTTGGGATCCTTAGCGTACTTGTCCATGATCGTAAGACCACCGACGAGCGCCGCCATGGAAGCTCCCATAGCGCCGACAGATCCTGCCAGAGCTGTGAGAGGTATCAGAGACATCACCAGAAGTGAAAGCGCTAGAATGCCGATGGCTCCAGCAATCTTGATGAGAGCCTTAGCCTTAAGATCGTTTTCGAAACCCTTAAGAGCTCCTTGAACAGACCCTAGAGCGTTTCCAAGACCTTGACCGATTGATCCAAAGGAGTTGAACATGCCTTGAACAGACTTGAACACTCCCTCTGTGGACTTGCCAATGTTCTCGAAGGACTTCAAGACCTTAACGATACCAGCAAATACAGCTGCGAGACCGCCAATCTGTACAGCGTCCTTTAGCATATCACCGATGTTAAGGTTTGAGATCCAGTCGACAAACTTAGCTGTGGCATTCTTAATCGAATCCCAAATATGCGTACCGGTACCTGCCTTGTTGAGGTCCCGCTTGAAGAAGTTGGAAATAGCCTGAGACATTTGGGAAATAGCCCCAGTCACGACACCAACCGCGGACTTCCACTTCTCAACAAATTTGGAGATCCAAGAGCCGCCTTCTCCAGAAGACTCTGACTTCTTGAAGAAGTTCGAAATGGTAGTTCCGAAAGACTCAAGTGTCGGCCTAATGTTTTCGAGCTTAGACTTGAGGCCGTCGAAGAATTTGTTGATTGCCTCTACGGCCTTCTTAGCCCCTTCAGCAGCACCATTCCACTTGGCGAGCTTTTCACTGAAAGAGCCCAGACTATTTCCGATCTCATCCGTCTTCAGCATTCCAAATGCCTTACCGATGAATGAGAGTGCTCCTCCGACAACCGCCCCCAAGACCTTAAAAGCAGATACTACGATCTGGGCTCCAGTCTTAAGGACTGCGAAGACAGTCTTGGCGATATTTCCAATTGTTTGAAGAGTCGCCTCGCTAGGCTTCATGGAATCCATGAGATTCTTAAAGCCTTCGGAAATAGACTTGAGGTTTTCGGCCGTAACCGGCGGGAAAATCTCATTGAAGGCATCGCCGATTGTGGAAATAATGCTCGAGAAGGTGTTGAACGCGGAAGACAGTCCGTCAATAATGTCCTTACGTCCGCCGAGATCGACCCAACCCTGGAGTAGGTTGTTTCGAGCGTCAGACATGGCGTCAACCATCGGAGAAATGACATTGTTGATGTTCGTGAACAGCTCGGAAGCTTCGTCGAAATTACCGAGGAGGATTTCGAAGGTCTTGGCCCATCCGGAGCCTACAGTTTCCTGAATAGTTCCGACAAGCTGAGTGAAGGTTCGAACCTTCGTAGCTGCTTCCTCAGCGTTCTTCTGCTGGACCTGGAACTGCTCGATCTGAGCGTCCGTAAGGCCCATCTCAGCCATGGTAGCGGCGTCAATATCGCCAGCCATGATCTGAAGGTACTTGGACATAACATCGGCCGTCAGCCAACCCTTGGACAGACTCTCGTTGAAGTCTTCCTGGACATTAGATGCTGAGACTCCGGACTTACTGAGAGTCCCCATAGCGTCAGCAATCTGAATAAGGCCTTCCTGCATGTTCTTGTTACCCATGCCGGCGTTCGTGAGGGATCGCCAGTCCATCAGCTTGATCTCGCCAGCGGAGAGTGCCTGCGAGAGCTGATATGCAGCATTAGCTGCCGCAGAGGATGAGGTTCCGGATGCGGCAGCCGCATTCGAGAAACCCTTAATCATGGACGCAGACTCTTCGACTCCCAAACCTGCGTTCGTGAAGAGACCGATGTTATGAGTCATCTCCGCGAAGTTGTAGATGGTCTTGTCCGCATAGGTGTTCAGAGTATCCAGAGCACTGGTAACCTGAGAAAGGGTGGTACCCTTAGCAGCGGTGTTTGCCAGAATTGTCTGAATAGACCCCATCTTGGTCTCGTACTCTCCGAAACCGTCCATGATGGGTTGCATCGTGAACGAGTTGAGGAGAGTCGCGCCGGTTGCAATCGCTTGGGAGGCAATGTTACCAAGGGCAACCGCTGCAGCGCCCGCCATGACACTGAATCCGTTCGCAACGGTCTTCGGTGCTTCGGCAAGCGCCCCTAGATTAAACCGATTAGCTCGGCCTTCGACATCGTCTAGACCCTTGGTGGCGCCCTTCATCTCCAGAGCCTTATTGAGCTGCTCTAGAGATTTCTGGGAGCTTTGCACGCCCTTGGCGAACTGGGCATTGTCAAACTTAAGGCTTACGACCTTATCCTCAATGGATGTTGACATTACTTCACCGCCCTTTCAATGGCCTTTTCGATGTCGTCGAATACTGGTTTAATCGCAGGGTTGATGTAATCGCGTCCTGCGATATAGCCTCCGGTACCTGTACCATGGCCATACTGAAGACCTATGGCTACAGGGAATCCGTTAACTATGTTGGTGTTATACCACTCGATGGTTACCGAATTGGAACTATGCTTGATGCGGTAGTCCCACGATCGTGCGGTCAATCCACTCTCTGCAGGGGTGGCTGAAGCCAGGGCAGCTACGCCTCGACGTCCAAGCGAGTCTAGAGTACTCGCAAGGTTACCTTTGGCTAGTTTGTTCAACCACCGTTCAGTCTGTGCGTAGCTGCCCCGAACTTCAATTGATGCCATTTTGACATCAGCTCCAGAGAGTGCCGGCCTTGAGAGCATCCTGGAGGGCGATACCAGTGCGAAGACCGAAGTAGCCGTCGCACGTGAGATCGTAGCCCAGGCCACGGAGATGCCACTGGAGCGCGGTGATCGTCTCGACACCTGCGATGCCGTCGACCTCACACTTTAGCTTCTCCTGGAGAGCTTCGATGACTGCGGAGCCCGATTCGGGGTCGCGCACCCATTCCCAACCAGTGCCGGCGGCCGGGAAGTAGTCCTCGTTGTCGATGTCCTGATCAGAGACGATGCCGTCGGCAGGAGTTCCGAGGGATGCCTGGAGCGCGTACGTAACCGCACGACCCCAGTAACCGTCGGTCATCGAGTTAGCGTCACTGGCGGGAGTGTCTTCCTCGGCGCCCCAATCAGGGCGAAGGACGCAGTCAATGCCGTAGTAGCGCTGGCGACGCCAGACACCGTTACCGGCAGACTGAGAACCTGCGTTGGAAGACGAGGTGTTACCCTCGATGGTCTGAAGCCATCCACCACCGAGATTGGCTTCGACGATACCGACATGGTCGGTAACGCCGTCTTCGTCCCAGTCGTACAGGACGACGTCGCCGCGCTGTGCGTCATCGATCGACACCTTGCGCATACGCCCCTTGGTGACGTCGGTGTTGTAAGAGAAGCCTCCGATAGCACCGACCATGCTGGCCATGTCGAAGACCATCGAGACGAAGCACATGCACCAGTAGATGTCCGTGGACGGACCTGCCAGCCAGGGCTGGTTCATCTTGTTGGCGCAGTATCGACCTGCTTCCGAACCCGGCTCCGGGTCGTCCGGAGCGTAGTACCCGATTCGGTAGGCTGCGTGATTGAGAACCTCATCGATCTTCGACATCAGGAGACCTTCCCTTCGAAGATTTCGCGATCGTGGTCCTCGTGGGGGTCCAGACCGGGCGCAATCTGCGCATCGGCGGGAATTTCAGGAGTGTTGGGGTTGTTCGTACCCATTATCCACTACTTCCTGCCCGAGCTCGTCGGGCTCTATTCAGTGCGGCACGCTGTGAGGCAGCGCTCTTAGCGTTTGTCTTCTGACCCGCGCTCTGCTTTGCGTTACAGATTCGGATCAACATTAACAAACGGTTCAGGTGCCATTCCTCAGCCTCGAAAGGAATCTGGAATGCCACCATATAGTAGTAGATCAGGTCTGAAGTCATCTTTTCAGAAGACTTAGCCTGACCCGGTCGTGAAAGCATGGTCGATGCAGTCATCGGGTCCGAGATATACGCCTTAATTGACTCTACCTGCGGACGAGTAAGCCGATCCAACATGGCGGGAACGTCTTGTTGACCCTCGGCCATGCATTTCACGTAATCCAGTACCTCTTCGACAGAGGACGGAGGACGATCAACGAAAGATCTCTTCCATTTTGACTCCCAGCGAACAACCGATAACAAGTTGTGAGTGAGTGAAAGCTGGGCTGCTGGAAGAGTCGTGAACTCCTCCGTCTCTCGGTCGAACAGGTCGTGCTCGGGGAAGTCGAGCACTAGAACGAGGTTACTCACGCGAGCAGCGCGAGGACCTCATCCGGGGTGAGCAGCGTGGGCTGCCCGGACTCATCACCGTAGAGCTTGGCCTCGATCTTCTTGAGCTTCTCGGCGTTGACCTTGAGGGAGTCGATGATGAGCTCCGCGGTGGGCTTGTGGCCCTTGACCGGGACGGGGGTCGTGCTGCACTCCCACGAGAACGTGATGGTCTCGGGAGAGTCGGACACCGTCGCGTAGGCACGCTCGGAAGGAGCAGCCGTTGCGTTGTAGACGATGTGCAGCTTGTAGCCGGCCTCAGAATCCTGGTCATTGCCGACCTTGGTCTTGTAGGAGAACGCGAACTTGGCGCGCTCCTGCTGGCCGATGAAGACACCTTCGGCGATAGACGCGGTACCGTCGCACTCGGCGAACTCGTCCGGGTACGTCACCGCCTCGATGGTGAACTTCATCTCTTCCGCGCTGATGAGGTCGAGGTACTTGATGTTGTCGGCGTACACGGCGTTGGATTCCGCGCCCTCCGGCGACATCGTCACGGTGGTCAGACCGTTCCAGGCCACGCCGTTCTTGTAGTTCTTGGTCGTCTTGTCGTACTTGTAGAGTACGCCGTGACGAACACCAGTCTCGTAGACGTGCTCGCCAGTCTTGTCCCACACCAGTGCGGTCATGGTCACTCCTTAATGTCGTAGATGTTGAACACGAAGTGGTTCAACATATCTGCAGTGTAGTGTCGTTTGAACTCAGAGTGGACCATCGACGCAAGTGCATCGACCATCGGGTCATCTGGGTTCTTGGTGATGAGCTTCACCTGGTAGCGCCGAGTCTTCAGATATACGCCATTATCGGCGCGTTTCTTCACAACCCTATCGAGCTCGTACACAATAGCTGGGTATGCCATTTTGACGTCACTCGGCGGCTGGAAGTAAATTCGGTATCCTGGAGCTAGCGCCTGAAGTCTAGCGTGGAAGTCGCTACGCATTGTAGCCCCCTCCAACAGTGACTAGAATCCTAGGGTGCTGAAGCTCTACCGATGTGGCGGCCCACTTGATCCCTCGCCACTCGATGTAACGGATGTTGAGGAAGTTATCAAGCATGTACGGATCCGCGATGAACGAGAACGTGTTCCCCATGGAGAGCCCAGGAACCACGGGAGATGTGTTCATACGTCGGGTAAGGCGTATGAGATCTCCA